GATGAATATAAGTGAGAATTCGAGCGGCACCTCACGGCACCCGTCATTAACGTCGATAGAGCTTTAAGAGCACGATGGGCGAATCGTTCATGGTCATGGTGGAGGCAAGTGGGTGGGCAGCCGGGAGTCAGTCAGGGCAATGGTGGTCAAAGACCAATTACAAGTCAAGCAGGGTGGCGGGGTCAATGGGTGACATCGTGTCATGTGTGTCAAATCTAGGAGGTAATGCGAACTGACCTTGGCCGTAAGTCAGGGGAGTGAGAGGCAGTCCATCGCGCAGGGTGTTCTGGAGGCGAGATACGGTGGCAGCGTTATGGACGTCGTGACGTTCAACAACTTGACGCAGAGAGATGCATTCCTCGGAAATCAGGTCATGGGCTGCTTGCAGTTGGGCAAAGTCACGTTCCAGGTCCATGGCTTTGGATGTGGTCTGTCGAAGGTGGGCGGAGAGTTGCTCAACGTTGGCGGCGTAGTTATCATTCTTGGTCTGGGATTCGGACAGTCTGCTTTGAAGGTGATTGATAGTGGAAGCGGATGCCTGAGTCAGCTTGTCAGTCAGGGCGCCAACGGCGATGCTCTTGTTCTCCGCACGCTTAGCCTGGATGGGGGATGCCACCTGTGAACCCAGTCGGGACGTCAGGAACTCACACTCCTGGGTGTTCATGCATACATGGGATGACAAGTACGCCACCATTTCGTCGCGGTTATCGGCTCGACGGTTGCATTCATTAATGGCGTTGGATTCATCCAGAGCGGCGTTGGAAAACTCGAGTTGGGACTGGACCACTGAGAGTTGCTTGCGCAGGCCACCGTTCTCAACTTCCAGCTCCTTGACATGGGCCATGGTGGGGTCGGGGGTGGATGAGCGGGCGGGTTCGGCAGCGTTCAGAAGGTGAGTCAAAGTCAGGGTCACGTCATTTCCCATTTCACATGCTGCTGAGACGTTGGTGGGCAGAGACATTTTCATCCATCCCAGCTGGGCTGCGTAAAGCGGTCGCTCGATGTGTGAGACGAAGTGACGCAGCGACGCGGAGGCGTGAGTCTCGGCAAAGTTGAGACGGTGTTGAGTCAATACGTTCCACAAGCCGACACCGGATTGTTCCATGGAGATCATAATCGGGTCAATCCCCATGACGATACGGCGTATGGACTTCGAGAACACACCATCGGTCAGGCGAGCGCGTACCATAACTGCAGCCGCGGCGGGAGTGATGGAGATGATGGGGTGCGATGCCATGAAACCGTGGATGGCGTTGAGCTCGGTACCCGGGTTGATGAACAGAATGGCCAGCTTGGCAACGCACTCGCCCGATGATGAGACGACGTCGAAATGGTTTGAGGTGGCAGTGCTGCGGAGTGAGTGGACAGTGAGCAGGGACAGGTCCTCTATCTGGGAGGCGATCACAGGAAGGAACTGGGTGGGGGCTTTCCAGACACCCTTGACGCAGGTTGGGAATGAAGCGAAGAAGGCTCTCTCCATTTTTATCTCGGTACCATCCTTATACAAAGGAGAGGTGGCAGGGTTACCACGGGCATAGGCCAGGCGAGACTCTCCATACGTGTTGTCATCAGTGATGTGGGTGACGCCGAGCTGTGCTAGTCCGAGGGTGACGAGGTTGTTGACGTCCTGGATACGGGATGGGACCTGAGGGGCGTTGACGTGGGTCAGCATGTCAGAAAGATATCCAGCGAGGGGAATGTAAGGGATGATGTTTGCAGCGCACACACCGTGGAACGGGGTACCAAGGTAAGTGATTGTCCAGGTGGGGGGTGGTTGGGATGAGGGGTGAGTTATGGAAGGGGGAGATGCAGTGTTCGATGAGTCGGAAGGCAGTAGTTGGTTGAGAGCAGGAGAGGTCATGCTACTAGTAGCACTACCTAAGTTCTTGAGAGATATACGTGTGGAGGCCATCTCGATCGATTCACTAAAAC